ATCTCTGGAAAGTCCTCAAAGTAGGGCTTTTCTTTTTTGGTGGCATGAGCGTGTCCATCAAAATACCCTTTTATGTATCCTTCCTTAAATGCCTCAGTGATTGACTTCTCTGAGGCTTCTATCTGTTTCATGCTAGAGCCAAAAATGTAGCCGATGTACCCAAATGTAATCGACAAAGATAAAACGGATATAATTGTCATAAATTAGCCATCCTCAGAAATTTTTGCTTCTATATTTTGCCGTAGACGAGCGTTCTCTACCAAAGCCATATCCAAGTATGACTTTATGGCTTGCGTTGCTCTCAGGCGATTCTCGTGCGAATTGAAGCATCTTCGGTTTATTAAGTGGTTCACAGTGGTGTGGTCTCGGTATTTTAACTGTTTGGCAATAAATTTTTGCGTAAATCCAAGCTCGCTCAGTGCGAACACTACAATTTGCTTGGCATCTACTATTTCTTGGTGTCGATACTTGCTCTTTATCAATTTTTTAGTGATGCCTGTCTCTTCGGCTACGTGCTCAATGATGTAATCTGCTATGACCATTTGTATCCTTCTTTTTTAATTGTGCAAATTTAAGAGTTTTTGTTGTGCATATTTTAGATAAATAAAAAAGGGCAACCCACGATTAAGCGAGCTGCCCTCTGTTAATGTGTTATCCACAATCTACAGAAGTCGAGATATATAGTCAAGCATTTTCTTTACTTGTAAGCGATTATAGCTTCTTCGCCCTGTGAGCCAATCTCTTAGCAAGAGATATTTTCTGGGTAGGTCTTTAGAGTGGTAGTATCTATGTGCATACCAGTGTGGGTCGTTCTGTACCTCACACCAGAACACCATCGCTGATAGTTCGTCTTCGGAGGGCTTACCGTGCCCCTTTGGGGAGAGAAGCTGATAGATTCGTTCCTTGAACTTGTCTGACCACTCCACGCCCATGTAGACGGCAACGTGCTTTGAGAAGTCCACCATAGAGTACGGACTACCCTTGACTGTATCCTTAATCTCTTCAAGGGTCATTTTGCCTCTGGTTCAGGCTTCTCTTTTTTGATGGTCTGAATCACACCAATGATGGCTAACATCAACGCTGCAATGGATTCGTACATATCAGGTTGTACGGTCACGCCAATAGCACCAGCTATGGCGGTTACCCCTTGATACGTGGAGGGTTCTTTTAGTCGGGATTTTAACCAGTTCCAAGTCATAGTTACGGCTCTTTTGTTAATGATAAATACAGTGAAGTCAATGATAGGAAGGATACGCTCCCTACTCAATACCTTTTTACGTCTAGTTACTTCGGGTATCTTAGTTTCTTTAACGGTCTTCAGCTTGCCTTGAGGTATGTTACGGTTATCTATCGTAACCGTTTTTATTTTCTTTCGCCCTTGTATTGCCATTTTCCGTCCTCATCCGCTTCAAATTCGTGGTATCTGTCCCCTTTATGGTCACAGTGTATAAACTTTTGATCTGGGTAGTAACAGATACGCTTGTAGTCGGACGCTCTGAGTTCTTCTAGCAACAACTCCATATTAGCGCACGTATAATCAACGGCTCCTAACCCAGTAAAGGTATGTTCTGACGTTCCGCTTCTGCCGTGCGACAATTCCCATTCTAAGGAGCGATACCCTGAGTTCTGGGATACTTGTATGGGTTGACCTATTCTGTGCCGTATCTGGTTAATTATGGGCTTGTGGTGCTTCTCTATCTTATCAACTACGTGGATTGGAACATTAACCATGACTCTATCCACTAAAAATTCTTTAATGCTAAAATAATCGTAGTACATACGCATTTTGTTAGTTAAATGATAAAATCTAGGTAGTTAACACAGAAATATCAATACCAATAAAAAAAAGGGGAAGCCTAACTTTCCCCTTACAAAACATCACCAAACGACGGTTTGGTTTGTATCAGGATTTTCCTGAAAAAGAATGGGGGCTTTCAAACCCTCCATTCATTAAGAACAAATGAAAATGCTACTAATGTAGTTTGAGATATAATAGCTTAGCAATTTCATCGCCTTTAGTTCAGAAGGGCAACGCCTCTTCTGTTTCTTTAACCGAAGCAGGACCATCTTCTCGCTCTGCTACGGTTACTTCACCGTTGGTAAAGACCACCTTGCCATTACCAAGCCAAATCTTTTCTTGTCCTCCTTCCCGATCCTCTTTGGATTGAGACATAGCAATACTCGCATTATTGCCGTACCTAGTTTCATCGTTAATGAACACGGTAACGTTGGCGTATGTGCCTTTTTTACCTTTGATTAACGCTTCTTTTGGGATTTTTGTTACGTCTATAGACGCATTGATTATTGTCGCCATTTTTCTTTTAATTATGTTTATGTTTGAGTTGTAAATATAGATGAGTGATTAAGTAAAGTCAAGTGTTAAAATTTTGGCTTATATATATTTAGACCAAAATCATTCTCATGAATCATGTGCAGAAAGTCATGAGACAGCTGACCTCTACGAGTCTTAACCAGTCTCACAAACACACTTTGATAATCGAATACTTCTTCGTCTTTCTTACCTTTAACAGCCAAAAAACCTTGGTGATCCCTAGTCACTAAAGATTGAACCATGTTTGGTCTGAATACTGAGGTCATACAGTGAGCCACGTTTTTAATGGCTTGTGCCCATTGCGCGTCCTTATACTTAGGAACTAAGGACCATCCTGATCGGTTAAACTCATTAATAGTGACTTGACTAGGTACGATAACCAGCACGTTCAGTTCTTTAGCTATCTGTTTCATGATTCTTGTAACGTGTTGAATCTCTAGGGTCCTGCTATCGAACCTGCCTTGGGCGTACACCTCTTGAATGTAGTCTATCACAACGAAGTCTAAACCGTAGTCCATCTTATTCAGACGACACATACGTTTAATTTCGTCTATGTCATCCACAGAGTCAATGATTCTTACGTTATCAGCGTGGTATCCTGACATAATTCCTAGCTGTTTAGCAGTGTTCACGTCATAGTCCTCCATCTGAAACCAAAGACCTTGATACCCTTGCTGTGCAAGTTTACTAGCTAGAAATGTAGCCCATTGGGTCTTTCCGTGACCAGAATCTGCAAGTATCACGTTTATATCACCCTTATGAAGACCTACGTCACGATACAAGGTGTCATCCACCTTAGCCTCACCTGTAATGAGTTTCTCTTTTTTAGGCTGATTAGCCTCCCGATCTAGTATCTGAGTCGGTGTAAGGGCAATCTTCTGCGATGCCTCATCAAGGACCTGAGTTAGTTTGTCTATCTCTACCATGAGATCATCCATGGTCGTGTTAGGACTATGGGCTATCTCGTTAATTTGTCTGATAGAAAACGTTAGTTTGTTCTTGTCCGTTGCGTCCTTTAGGGTCCTGAGGTATGCCCTCGTTTCGTCTTCGGATGCTACGTGCATCATCATGAGTTCGTAAAACTCACCCACGTTCATACCCTCCATTTTAGCTACGAGGGTATCTTCATTGAACACTACGCCATCAGCGTGTTGCTTACAGGCTTCTAAATATATTGATCGAAGGTAGTTGAAATAAGTCGCATCTAACGTATTAAAGATAAGGTCTCTATACTCTCTTTTTTGTATGAGCGTACCAATTAGCACTTCCTCCAAGTGCATCATATCATTACGTATCATAACACTTCAGTGCACTTTACTTTTCCGTAGGCGGTTAAGGAATATATGGCAGGGTGCTTGTTTTCGGAGACCATGATACCTGATTGTATCAAACTACAAATAGTTGAAAACGTAGTCCAGTACTTGTCGTGACCTTCTACCTCCATTTTAGGCTCTATGTCAGTGTATTTAACCCTTTCTTTGTCTTTAAGTAATTTTAGTATAGCAAGTTCATTTTTAGTCATCTTTCTTCTCATTAGGTTTTCGTCTTAAATCGTTCTTAGTTACTGTTCCGTTCTTGTTAAACGTATGCAGGACCCATCCTTTGCGGTCATACCACGTCATCGCAAGAACACGAATATACCTACTAGCAAACCTCATTGCAAAACGTTTATAAAGTTTTTGTGTAGGGGGCTTATTGGTTTTTACCTGAATGAGCCAAACGTTAGTTCCGTCTATGGCTATTAGATCAAAACCATCAAATGTATCTTCTAAAATGTGTTCACAGTCATGCTTCCAACACTTGGTGCATAACCCCGAAAACAAGTCTTTGGACTTACGGAATCTTCCGCCTAGTTCCACCTCATCCACAATCATGCCCTTGTCCTTAAAAAAGTCAATGGCTTTGACTATAGTCCTTCTGCCTTTAGCTTTGGCGCTCATACTCCTTTATAGCCTTAAATATTTGTAGGGCTACCTGAGGAACTATGGCGTTTCCATAGGCTTTGATTGACTCTTTTCGCCATTTAGGAAAGGTAATAGAGTCCAATTCTCTGGGAATCCCATCATTTCCTCCACAAACAGGGGATTGAGTTGGGAATTCTTCCCAGCTTCTTGGGCTACCAAATGATTGAGTTCGCTCCTTCGTGATGGTTGACCCTGAGGTCTTTCCACCTTCGTTCCTGTATTGTGACATCTCGCTGTGGGGGTCGGTAACATTTGAGCTACGTCCCTGAGCTTGGCTCCAAACTCCGTCCCTGTGTTGTCCGACACTCGAACCCATCTCGTTCCCTTGTTCTTTATCTGTCTTGGGTCCGATATTCCCCCCTCTACGTCTGACGCTACTGGGGTCGGTAACATAGAGTGAATCTGAGTGGCTAAGTTCGGCATCTTGGTTCCGTTCGGATATTTTTCCATCCTCTTCTGAAACGTTTCTAGGTTTACTACCTCTTCCCTTGTCGTTGGCGTAAGCAATAAACCATACTCTGTCTCTTTTGTGCGGGGCGTTGACGCTAGCAGCTGGAAGTAGGAACGGTTGTACTTGGTACCCTTCAGCCTCCAACTCAGATTGCACCTCTTCGAATACCAACCCTCCATTCCAACTAACAAGCCCACGAACGTTTTCGCCCACGACCCAACGTGGTTCAATCTCTCGAACTGCTCTAAGCATTTCGGGGAACAAGTGACGCTCGTCCTGCTTGCCAAGTCTTTTCCCTGCCGCTGAATATGGTTGGCATGGGAATCCCCCTGTAAGGATGTCGATTTGACCTCTCCAAACAGTGAAGTCTGTTTCTTTGATGTCTCCATAAGATATGGCTTTTGGAAAATGATAATTTAATATACTACGTGGAAATGGCTCCCACTCACAGTGAAACTTATTGTCCCACCCCATCCATTTTGAGGCTAAGTCAAAGCCCCCAATCCCTGAGAATAATGATCCATGTGTCATCATTTGGAACACCTCTCATAAGAGTAAGAAACCCCCACCACCACAGAAATGATGATGAGGGCTACTATTACGGAGGATAACATTACTGTCTTTTAAAGTCATCGGACTCGTCCTCAGAGAATACACCCTCTGAGTAGAACCCTGTGATTTGTAGTACAGCACGAGCCTTGGCTCGTTTCTCAGCGGTCTCTACAGGATAATGTGGAAGGGTCTTACCATTTCGCGTGGTCTTAATCGAGCAGTTGTAATGATTAGCTGTACCAAAGGATTCTACGGTAAAGATTTCACCGTTGGAATCCACCTTTGTGGCTACGGCTTTGATACAACAGTTTTCCTGATTTTCACTTAGTTCGGGTATGACGTGATACGTTACATTGATCTTGTCATGCGCCATAATTTTCTCAACACCAGTACGTGTAATGATGATGAATCCCTGTGAAGGGTGCTTAAAAAAGTCTTTGCCTGTAAGATTGTATCTTTCTGCAAGCTCTTTCAATGTGTTCTTTTCTGTGCTCATAGATATGTTATTTCATTTGCATTAGCTAACCCACTTGTTTCTGGGCTAGGGTTCTTTTTCCATTGACCAATACGCTCTTTGATTATGTTTAATTCTCGCATAGCCTTGGTCTGGGTGTCCTCATCTAGTGAGTAGACAGCACTATTATATGGAAACTCTTTTTCAATAGCAACAAAGTAAAACTCATCCATAGGGACCTCCAATACGTCGCAGTAAAAAGCAGCCTGTAGGTCGTACCTATACCTAAAGAAGTCTGTCCTAAAAGATTTTTGGGATGCGTCTTTACAGGACTTCCAATCTATGATTGCTAAGGGGATCTCGTCTCGAACTAAGAGCCTATCGGGGCGGACTCTATACATTAGGTCGAACGTGTCAGGCTCGGACGTTACAAAGGAATACTCGTCCCAAATTTCAGGGTTATCATGATATATGTATATGTTCTGAACGGCATTATTAGTGACCGCTGAGTTGTACATCATTTCTATGCGGTGCATGTCCGCCCCACTGATAACCACTTGACCATCTTTTAACCCTTCCTCAAACTGGGCTTTATAGGTTTTGTAGTCCTTGGTCATAGACGCATT